GGATGGGTACTAGACGAAAATACCTGTAGTTGGGTAGCTCCAATAGCTTATCCTGATGATAATAATTTGTATGTATGGAATGAAACAACAGTGTCATGGGATAAACAGGAGTAACAATGCTTGGATTTTACGCGCTATCTACTGCTGCAATATCAAGCCCAGGGCCTACTACATATAGTGGTGAAGCTGCGATTACTGGCACTGCCACTATAAGCGCATCAGCTAATATTATTTTTACTGGCTCTGCTGTTATTGTTTGCACTGCTACGGTATCTGCAAATGGCGGTACTATTGTAGGCGCTACTGCTGTTGTTAATGCACTTGCGACTGTATCCTGCGCTCCAAAAGTAACTTACTCTGTCTCTGCTGCAATAAATTCTACTGCTACTGTCACTGTGGTTGGTACAATTATTGGTGAGGAATGGTCAGATATAGCTCCACAAACAAATACATGGACACTAATCTAAATGGCTCAGACTAAAATTGTATTTACTGAATGGCTACCAGATCAACCTGGGGTTACTGGTGCGCTTACAGAAGCCAAGAACTGTATTCCTGTGACTAATGGTTATGAGCCAATGCTTGCAGAAGCAGACTTGAGTGGTAGTGCAGGTCAAACTCTGCTAACGGTTTTTGCTGGCAAGTACGCACAAACATCTACGCTATTTGCTGCTGGCGCTACACAGGTCTTTAAATACAATAATTCGACTCGCGCATTAGCAGCAATGACCACTACTGGTTATTCTTCGATTGAATATTGGGATGTAGCGCAATTTGGTGATGTCATGCTACTAGCCAATGGCGTAAACAAAATACAAGCAGTTGATCTAAATACGTCTAATTTATTTGTGGATGTGGCTGCTGCTGCGCCTACTGCTAAGTACATTACGATAGTACGAGACTTTGTTGTAGCTGCAAATGAAACTGGCTTTGAAAATAAGGTTTACTGGTCTGACATTAACGACGAAACTAACTGGACACCTGGTGCTACTAGCCAATCAGACAGTCAGGTAATTGCTGACGGTGGTGACATCATGGGCTTGGCTGGTGGTGAGTATGGCTTGGTTTTACTTGAAAAAGCTATCTACCGGATGACTTATATCGGTAGTCCATTGTTTTTTCAGTTTGATGCTATCTCTCGCGCTATTGGTTGCTTATCAAGTGGAAGTATTGCTCAATACAATGGATTAACTTACTTTTTAGCTAATGATGGATTTTATGTATCTGACGGTCAAACTGTTAAATCTATTAGTGCTGGTAAGGTAGACAAGTGGTTCTTTGATAACGCTGATCCTAATAGTTTTGGTGTAATGTCATCGTCAGTTGATCCTGTTAAGCGTCTTATTGCTTGGTGTTTTACTAATGTATTTTCTAGTCAACTAATCCTGATTTACAGTATTGATACAGGTAAATGGTCTTACGTTGAAACTACTGCGTCTGCTGTAGCTATCGCTATTACGCCATCGGTAACGCTTGAAGGATTGGACTTATACAGTACCAGTATTGATGCGCTGACAGTCTCGCTGGATGCTCGTCAATGGGCTGGCGGTGATCCTTTGTTTGCTGGTGTATCAGGTCAAAAGATCATTACCTTCGGTGGTGCTAATAAAACAGCGTCTATCGTCACTGGTGATATTGATATTGGCAGGTCTGTGATTACACTTGCTAGGCCATTGGTAGACGGTGGATCGGCTTCTGTAGCTGTTTCAGCTAGAGCTAACCTATCTGACGCTATTAGCTATACGACGCCTGTAGCGGCTGATACAGAGGGCAGAGCGCCATTACGATCTGCTGGTAGATATATGCGAGTGCAAACAATTCCATCTGACTCATGGTCTACTGCTGTTGGAGTGGATATTGATATTACTAAACAAGGTGGCAGATGACACAGTTTAGAACGCTTCCTCCATTTGGTGGAGATCAGCGAGCTGTCGCAGAGGTAGTGCGAGGCATCATGGACGGAAAGACCAATAATACTGGCTCCGTTACGTTGGCTACTGGTGGTGCTACTAGTACGACAATCTACAATGAGCGTATAGGCTACGATAGTGTAATTCTATTAACTCCTACTGCATTGGTATCGTCAACATCTTATGTTCCGTATGGTGCATTCCAAGACGATACAGATCAGACTATTGCAAGCACGACAACTGCTTATCCAATGACGTATAACACTTTAGATTATGCGTTAGGCGTGTCTGTAGTTAGCGGGTCAAGGGTAACGGTAGCTTATTCTGGCTTATGGAATATTCAATTTAGCTCACAGTTTTCAAATACAGACTCTCAAATTCAGGACGTTAGTATCTGGTTTAGACAGAACGGCGTAAACGTGCCTAAGTCAAATAGCGAATTTAGTATTAGTAACAGACATGGATCTACCGATGGCGGCTTAATTGCAGCGCTTAATTTCTTTTTGCCAATGGCTAAAAATGATTACGTTGAGATTATGTGGCGTGCAAGCAATACATCAGTATCAATGCAGAATATTCCTGCTCAAACAAGCCCTACAAGGCCAGCAACGCCATCTGTGATTTTTACGATACAACACGTTTCCTCTAATGGATACACAACAAACACATTTGAAGACCCATATATCAGCTCAACGTCACAAGGTAGCGCTGTTATTTCACACGCAGCAAATGTAGTTGCAGGGAGAACCTACGATTATGTTATTGTTGGCTAATGGAAACTAAATACATTACTCCGCAAGAGCTAAGGTCGTGGTGGCCTTCCGTTAGACCAGGACTAGAGAATGTTAAGAGGAAAAGCCCTGAAGATTGGATTGTTGAAGATGTATATGTAGATTGCTATAACGGTAGATCGATGCTTTGGGCTTTGATTGATGAGAGCAGAGTTATAGGGTATTGGGTATTGCAGCCTGACGGTAATAAATTGCACGTTTGGGCTGGTTGGTCGTTAGAAAATAGACATGATAACCTTGAAAATGGATTAAAATACATAAAAGAGGTAGCACGTCAAGGTGGTGCAAAATATATAACATTTTCCAGCCATCGAAAAGGCTGGATTAAGAGGGCTAAGAGTCTTGGATTTAGCCCTAGACTATGGATAAGTGAGGTTTAATTATGGGTGGCCCATCGCAACAAAGTTTTACTCCGACTGAGACAAAACTCGATCCTACGCTGCGCCCTTATGTAGATACAGCGCTTAGTGAGGCTGAAAGATTGCGTAAAGAAGGTGGCCCCGCTTACTATAGTGGGGATACTTACGTTAGTCAAAGTGATCCTACAAAAATAGCGTTATATGCAGCGCAGCAGAGGGCAATTAAAGGCAATCCATTACTAGGTGAGGCTCAAGGTACTGTCAGTAATTTAATGACTACACAAAGCCCATACGAAGGCGATTACTCTAGTTTAGGAGGTAGGGCTAGTGACTATCGCTCTAAGTTTGACACTTTAGCAGGTCAAAAAAGTGGATATGGTTCTGTATTTGACCAGATTGGTCAGTCTGCTAGTCCGTATCAACAGCAATTCTCTAACTTAGCTCAAAACGCTTACGTTGATCCTAATCAAGCCTTTTATGAGCAAATGCGTGGCGGGGCAATGCAGAATGAGGCATTGGCTGGTACTCGCGCAACATCACAAGGTGCTTACCTTGGTGGTAGTCCATATCTTCAGGGCGCATTAAGCCAGGCTAATCGTTTATCTGCTGAATCATTACAAGAAGGTATCCGTGGTCTGCAAAGCAAAACATCAATGGCAGGTCGTTATGGTTCTGGTGCAGAGCAACAATTAGCTGGCAAGATGACTGATGCTGCGGCTAGGGCTTTGGCTGAACAGAATCAACAAGCATACCTGCAAAACTATCAACAAGAGCGTGGGCTACAAGAGCAAGCATTGCAGTCGCTTGGTGGTCTGTCGCAACAAAGTTTTGCCAATCAGCTCACAGGCGCTCAAGGTCTTGGTACTGCGGCACAGCAAGCCTATGCTAATCAAATGGCGGCTACACAAGCAGCTCAAGGTGTTTACGGCTCTGATCTTGCTAATCGTATGGCTGCTGCACAAGCAGGTCAAAATGTTTATCAGCAAGACTACGCTAACCAAATGGGTGCTACCCAAGCAGGTCAAGGTGTTTATCAGCAAGATTATGCTAATCAAATGGCTGCACTAGCTGGCGCTCAAGGCGCAAGAGGTGAAGATATAGCTACACGTATGGCTGCTGCTGGTATGGCTCCTGGCCTTGCTGCTGCTGACTACGCTGATCTTGATAGGTTGCTTGCTGCTGGTCAAGTTCGTGAGGGCTATACGGCGGCTCAACAAGCTGCTGATAAGGCTCGTTACGACTACACAGCACAGTTACCGTATCAAACGCTGCAAAACTACGGTGCGTTTATCACTGGCTTGCCGCGTGGTGGTATTACTCAAGAATACGTTGCGCCTCAAACAGAAGCTGAAAAAGCAGCCGCTGCCGCTAGAAATACAACAGGCGGTATGGGTTATCAAAGTTATATTAGTTAAAGGAATTATTATGGCCGCAGCAGCTATCCCCGCTTTAGCCGGAGCAATGTCAACGGCAGCACCAGCAATAGCAGGTAATGCTTTTCTTGCTTCACTCGCAGGTGGCGCAGCAACTGGAACTTTACTTGCTCCTGCTGCTGCTGCCGCTATTCCAACGGCTGCTGCTGCCGCTATTCCAGCGGCTGCGGCTACTTTTGCTCCAGCAGTTGCTTTCCAAACGGCTTCTTCCCTTGCTCCTAGTATTGCTGCTCCAGCATCAGGTATTTTTGCAGCACCAAATTTAGCAGCATTATCAGGAACTCCTGCATATACAGGAATGGGTATGGCTGGCGCTCCGCCTACATTTTCTCAATCTGTGATGAGTGCTGGCAGAAACATTCAGGGTTTAATGAATGAGAATCCTGCATTGACTAACATTGCTAAACAAGCTGGCGGTGCAATGATGCAGCCACCACCACCACCACAAGTATTGCAAGCACCACCAATTCAAAGTGGTCAATTCGCTCCAGTGGACTTTATGAGCTTACTTAGCCAAAAGTCACCACAGATGCAGCGTCGCACTTCATTGTTAGGGTAGATCATGGATTTTCGATATATTGCTGATCAAATAAACCAACAATCTGGTATCCCGCTTGGAACAGGTGTTCGCCAAAGGGGTATGGAAGGCGTAAGTAATGAGCCGTTTGTGTGGTCAAGTACATTGCAGAAATTTGTTCCAAATCCAAATCAATTTGATAGATTATCTCCAGCAGACCAAGCACAATATTTATTTAGTCAAACCAATCAATTTGGTAGTTCCTCATCAGATGCGCCAGTTTCACAAAGAATTACTCCAACTGTTCCATTTGACGTTAATACTGTAAATGTACAAGATATTCAACAAAATAACGCACCTAATGCTTCTGATAATGTAGATTATCAACCAATACAAACAGATAACAGGTCTGATTTACAGCCAAGTTTACTCGCAAAGTTATTTAAACCAGATTTAGCAGCACAATTTCCGAATCAACAAAGTGCGCCTCAAAGTCAACCAAACGCGTCTAGGCAGAATATGGCACAAGATAATTCACCAAGTTTCATGCAAAATATCTTAGGTACTGTTCCTAGTTATTATGGCGGTTTGCTTGGAGCTGAAGAAGCTAAAGCACTGCAAAGCAGAGCAAATACACAAGGCTTGCTAGGTGCTGCTATCGGCTTGCTAGGCGGTATGGGTACGCGTGGCACTACTGCGGCACAAAATATTGCTGGTGCGCTTGGTGGTGGCTTACAAGCCTCACAAGGTGCTATTCAGCAAGGTATAACTAACTACGGTCAACAGCAGCAACTAATGCTGCAACAAAGACAGCAAGCAGGTATTGCTGCAATGAAAATAAAGTATCCTGATCTTGCTGATGAGTTTGATACTAATCCTGCTGGCGCATTTAGAATTATCTCTGAACGTGAGGCTGCTGCCAATAAGCCTACAGTTGTATCTCAAGGTGGAACTTTAGTTGGACGCGATGGTAAAGTTTTGTACACATCTCCCGCTGCTGGTAAGGAACAAACAAAAATACTATCTCTTGATGAT